GCGGCGAAGACTGGTCCTCCTGGAAAATCGTTCCAGGCCAGATCAACGGAGAAAGATACCAGCAGTATTTAAAGGAGTTTGCTGGACTACACTAATCATTCAAACCAAAAAGCCCCCAGCCATTGGCTGGGGGCTTTTTTATGTTAAAGGTTTATTAGTTTGGGAACTCCCTTAGGAAGCTCTCGTATCTTTCTCCATTTTTCTGGCCTGGGTATACTTTCCAGGCAGACCAGTCTTTTCCACCGTTTGACATGTGATACGCAATTTGTGCGTTAGTCACGGGCTCAAAGAGGTCTTTATTAGTTTTGAGGTCAAATTTCTCCCGTCTATCTTCTCCGAGACTTCCCAGCATATTAATCTGGAACATCCCGTAGGAGTTGTCTCCTGTAGAAACGTCTCCGTTATGGGCTAAAGGGCGACCGTTAGACTCTTTCTTAGCAACCGCGTAGGCGACCTTGAGAGCTTTTCCCTCAAAACCAACCGCGCTAAGCAGTTCAACTAATTCTGTATCTGACAGTTTTTTTGCTCCTCTGTATTGGTCAAGTGGGTCCACAGTATCTACTTGTACTGTCACAGCTGTCTCAGGCGTCCCACCCGCTTCATTTGCGTTAGCAATTGCGTGCGGGAGTCCTCCTATCAACAGCGTGTACATTGCAAATACAGCCACCTTATCCATCGTATCTTTTCTGATATTAAGCATTTAATTGCTCCTCTCAGTAGCAAAAGGCTCCATTACTGGAGCCTTTCAAGAACTAGAGTGCCACAGTGTTACAGCGGGAGTCAAGCCGAAGTAGATATATTTTTTATACTGAGACAAATAACATATTTACATATTTAATATATGTACGTATTTCCGCATTTTATTTGCGTATCGGACAACACACACCTATATTCTATATTAGAAAAAGGATGTGTTATGTCATTAGTTGAATGGGCTGGAGTCCTCTCAGGATTCGCAGCTTTCGGAGCTGCTATCATCGCAGCAACTTCATGGGTACTCAAATCATACCTAAAGAATTTTGTTCACGAACTGAAGCCGAACGGTGGCGGTTCGATGAAAGATACCGTTAACCAAATCCACTCAGAAATAACCGAGCTGCGTATTAGCGTCGCTAAGCTGGAAGGTCAGTTTACCCAGCACCTAGCGGAAATTGGAAAGAACGAGTAGTATTTTCCTACCCCCACTATCACAAGGGGTAAAAGGAGCAAGATGAACAAGGAACAATTAGTAGCAGCTGCAGGGTCATATATCCGCGCAGCGCTCGCTTCCGTTGTAGCACTCTATATGGCAGGTCAGACAGACCCATCAGTACTCGTTAACGCGTTTGTTGCTGGTCTAGTCGGTCCTCTAGCCAAGGCCTTAAATCCTAAGGATAAGGCTTACGGAATCGGAGCTTCCAAGTAAACTAGTGGGAGGGCAGGCAACTGCCCTCCCATTATTACTAGGAGGACCTGATGGCAAAAGTAAAGTGTGATAACTGTGATAAAGACGCTCTGTATACATGTGCAGACCCTGGAGTAAACCCAGTTAATTACTGTGCACCTTGTTTACCACACTGGTTACAAGAACGTGCTGATAGCGGCCATTTCCCGCTCGTAGAATTTATTGAAGAGAAGCCATCTAAGAAGAAGGCTACAAAAGAAGAAGAACCTGTAAAAGAAGAAGAGCCTGTAGAGGAACCTAAGGCCGAGTAATGTTTGATGAGCCAATCTTCGCAGTACGCGTAGATAGACGACAGGCCGTTCAAACACACCCAGTTCCTAAAAAGGTGACTGCCCCTAGGGGGCCGTTTCCTGATGAGATGTTCGCTGAACCTGAAATTGTTAGCGCATCCGAGGCAGTAGAGTTTGAGCCTGGCGCTACCGCACAGAACAACTTTAAACCAGAGAAGTACCTTCGCTGTGCCCGTTGTCTGGTAAGAGTTAAAGAGTCTGAAACTGAGGACCATATCTGTGGCTAAAAAGAAAAATAACTACGATAGGTACTTTGAAAACCGAGAAGAGCAATCTAATCGAATACTAAACCTTGCCCAAGGCATGGCTGACAAGATTGGCGTAGATACCCCAGTAGACCAAAGATTTCAGGTCGCTGTTCCATCCGAAGGTTTTAAGCAGTTAGCTGCTAATACTACAAACCCAATACGTCCAAGAGCAAAAGCAATTGCTTATGATTTTGATAAGCGTTCTTTATATGTTGTATTTAGGGACGGCGCATGGTGGGAATACGAGGACTGCCCTGTCTCTCACTTTGAAAACTTAAAGAACACAGATTCTACTGGTAAGTATCTAGCATCTAGTGGTCTAGATAGGTGGCCTACTATGGGACCAGCTGACCCGTTAGAGATGACAGAAGAACAAAGAACAAGGTTTGAGTACGCTGCGGAGTCTTCTGCTAGACTTCAGCAGACTTTAATATTAGAAGAAGGCTTAGACGAAAGACGACAACAAGGCAACTAATGCAAACTATTGGACCACTATACGGCGGAAAACTACGATACTGGCATAAAAAACTATTGCCTGTAGTAGAGGTTGGCTCTACCCAAGAAACTGATTACCCGTTTAGAAAAGGTAAGTGCTTAGTCTTTAGGCTTCCCTTTACTGAACCTGGCTACTATGTTGGCGTTTTTTACAAGAAGCCGTTAATATCCCCTGATGACGACGAGGCTATCGATAGGATAGTCTTGGGAGCTATGAAGGGAAGAAAAGCCTGGGTTCCAGAGGATGGTAAATATGATGAGTTTTTTTAAGAAGAAGGCCGCGTGGACTAAGCCCTTCCCAGAGAAGGTGGCAAGACGGGTATCAAGAATCCCAACTGGGGAACTTGAAAACTGGTCAGAACAAGCTTTAACAGAGATAGGCAAGTGCCTATCAAAGTACGCAAAATCTAGAGACCCAATCTATCTAGATGAGGCTGTAAAGGGCGCCGAGGCTCTGCACGCCGTGGTTGCGGAGTTGCACTCCCGCATGACCAACTGATACACTAATGTCACCTCTCTCTTCTACTTCCGTGTGATGGTGCGAAGACCCTGTGCTTACCAGCACAGGGTTTTTGTTTTACTCTAGACTAAGGTTATTATGGACAACAACATTGTGTTAGAAGAAGACGACGACGAGTTCCTACCCGAGACTCCAGAGGAAGAGATTCCCGAAGATGAGGAGCTGGAACTAGATGAGCTGTCTAAAGAGTTTGTAAAAAAACTAATAGACCGTTGCATTGAGTTTATGAACGCCCTAGTTGGGCATGAGCTACACCCTTATCAGATGCCGCTTGCACGTCGCATTATTGAATCTGTACTGATTAATGATGGTGAAGAAATTACTGCGTTAGCTGCACGTCAGTCAGGTAAGTCTGAAACAATTGCTAATACCGTAGCAACGCTAATGGTGCTTCTGCCACGCCTTGCAAAGATGTATCCAGACCTTCTTGGTAAGTTCTCAAATGGTGTTTGGATTGGTATGTTTGCACCAGTTGAAGGTCAGGTAGAAACACTCTTCGGTCGTACTGTTAATAGGCTTACTAGTGAACGTGCACAAGAGATTCTTGGCGACCCTGAGATTGACGATAGCCTAGGCAAAGTGCCTGGGGTTACACGACAGATTAAATTAAAAAACTCAGGCAGTAGCCTTATGATGATGACCGCTAACCCACGTGCAAAGATTGAATCTAAATCCTTCCACCTCATTGTTATTGACGAGTGTCAAGAAGCAGATGACTTTGTTGTTACCAAGTCTATCTCTCCTATGCTTGCGTACTACTCAGGCACAATGGTTAAGACAGGCACACCTACTACGCACAAAAACAACTTCTATCGCTCTATCCAAATCAACAAGCGTAGACAGACGGGAAGAGGGCGTAGACAGAATCACTTTGAGTGGGACTACCGCGACGTATCCAAGTGCAATGCTAACTACGAGAAGTTCATCAAAAAAGAAAAACTGCGTATTGGTGAAGACTCCGATGAATTTCAGATGTCATACTGCTGTAAGTGGCTGTTGGAAAGAGGTATGTTTGTAACCTCAGCCATCATGGATGAGCTTGGAGATACCTCTCAACAAGTTGTAAAGGCATGGCACCGTTCCCCTGTGGTAGTTGGTATTGACCCTGCACGTAAGTTAGACTCTACAGTTGTAACAGTAGTCTGGGTAGACTGGGACCGTCCAGATGAGTTTGGTTACTTTGACCATCGTGTCCTAGATTGGCTGGAGCTACAAGGTGATGACTGGGAAGACCAATATTTTCAAATCGTTAACTTCTTATCTAGTTACGACGTACTTGCTGTTGGGGTTGACGCTAACGGCGTGGGTGATGCGGTTGCACAAAGACTCCGACTCCTCATCCCAAGAGCAGAAGTACATTCCATAGGCAGTAGCCAGCCAGAGCAATCAAAGCGTTGGAAACACCTCAAGGCCCTCATTGACCGTCGTATGGTCGGTTGGCCTGCCCATGCTAAGACTCGCCAGTTGCGTAGATGGAAACGTTTTTACCAACAAATGGTGGATTTGGAGACCAAGTTCACTGGACCTAACTTCTTAGCCCATGCTCCAGACGAGGCCCATGCTCATGATGACTATGCAGACTCTTTGGCAATAGCCTGCGCTCTAACCTTAGACATGACAATGCCTTCGGTAGAGGTTTCTACGTCCCCGTTCTTCAGCAGGTAATTACCCGTTTAGCCTGACTTTACGACCAATAAGTAGGACACTTTTACACGAGGTCCTCAACCCTTTAATAAGGAGTATAAAAAATGGCAATTGCCCCAACACCTAAGTTCCCTGAGAATCCAGGTACCACTTACGACCGTAAGATGTCACCTGCTGCACCAGGACAGCGTGGCCCACTACGCTTTGAAGAAGGTCTTGCAACAGACACAGACATCCCAACACAGTTCACCACTGGTGCTATGCAGGGATACGAACCAGCTGCAGGTCGTCCAAATCGTAATAAGGCTGTTCACACAAAGACTGCAGAAGAAACAATGCGTGAGCGTGCTCACGTAGGTTCTGCTGCATGGGTTTCAGCACCAGCAAGTCTTAACGACTTTTCATCTGGTGCGTTTGCTGACCATGGCGACAACCGTTTCGAAGAAGTTAATCGTAGCGGCGGTCCACAGAAGTCTGGCAACCCAGCTGTAGTAAACGACTAGTTAGGTTTCCCACCCCTGTTTGTACGGCGAATACGTCACAGGGGTGGGCTTCCCATTTTATAAGGATTAAAGATGGCACTGATTAGAGGAAAAGAAGCAAAGGAAACGGAAGAGCGGGAACCCGCTAATCCTAAACTTTGGAACATGATTACCGCACAGGCGAATTCAAAGTTCTCTAAAAACTCTCCTGCCCGCGGACACTGGATTCACTCTAGATACAACGCAATGGGTGGTCAGTATGTTAACTCTAAGCGCGAAGTAGACCCTCGTATGCGAGACTACGCGGAAGAGGCCAAAGAGAAAAAAGAAAAAGACCAGAAGAAAAAAGTTACCAAGCCAGTAACTAAGAAGGTAACGCGGTTTCGCTAATATAGATTTAGTGGTACCCTTTAACTCTAGTTTAGAGAAGGTGAAATGAGCGGCATTGACTTTTCGCCCCCATCGTATAGGGCGGCATCCAGCGACTTAACCATCTCCATTTCTCCACTCGGCCTTGTCGAGTTGGCAGATGAGGAGTTTGAAGTTCATGGCCCACGCCTAAACCGTTATTCACTTAACTGGGCGATGTATCTTGGCCACCACTATTCATACCGTCGTCAGATTGGCGATAGCCAGCTAGTACTTAATTACTACCGTGCCTTCTCAGATTTTATTATTAACTTTGCTTTTGGTAAGGGCGTAGATTTTAGAAGCCCTCGTGAAACCGAAGCTATTATCCCTGACCTACTAGAACGTGTTTGGGAAGTAGATAACAACAAGGCAACAGTCCTATGGGAAATGGGACAGCAGGGAACCGTATCAGGTGACTGCTTTGTAAAGATTGCTTACGAAGA